AAAACGACTCAAAAATATCATCACAAATTTTTATTAGATTATTTTTTTCTTAAGACCAGTTAGTATCTCATAATTTAGTTTCCTATTTTAGTCCTAAATAGCTTCCTAAATATTAGTTAGGAAGCTATTTAGCTCCTATTTAGCTTCCTATTATTATTTAGCTGCCAAATTTTACTCTATTTTTGATATCTAAATTCACAGCAAAACAACTTAAACACAAAATTATAATTATACATTATGGAAGATTACTCATTATCAATTACTAACAAAGAAGTTTTCGAATTCTACAAAAAACATTCACTAGACTTTGAACACATGAACATATTATTCTATAACATTTTACAACAAATTTACACATCATCTGATAACTCTTATAACACAAATATTGCTTCAACTATACTAACAAAAATTAATCATATCGAACAAAATATACTACTACAACAAAAAGAATTTAACGAATTATTTATTAAAATCGATGGACACAGAAAAGATTATATTAACGATATTAAACTTATATTACTATCAAATAATGTCGAACATATTTCACCTTTAATCAAAGAAACTAACAACAACTTAATCGATAAAACAACTTTATTATTTAATGAATTATTTCCAAAAAGCAATTCCACATTATCCAAAGACATCGAACATAATTTTAAACTTTTACAATCTCAATTAATCAGCGAAACTAACAAATTATTAACATCTTCCATTAATCATAAATCCATCGAAGACTTTATTCATAACTCTAATTTATCAATGACTCAAACTCTAAACACATTAACAACTATTATTAACACCACCGAAAACAGACTTGAACACACATTATCAAATAACTCTTCCAAAATTGACACTATTCAAAAAATGTTCGAAACATATAATCATTCCAATTCTAAATTACAAACTAGCGTTTCAGATATGTTGAAAAAATTTGAAAAAGGATCCGGAAAAGGAAACGTATCCGAAAATGTAGTTTATAACATTTTATTATCGCTATTCCCTTGTGCTCAAATTGATTATGTAGGTAATGAACAAAAAGAGACTGGAGATATTATTCTCAATCGAACTAACAAACCTAAAATTCTTATTGAAAATAAAGATCATGATACATGTAATGTTCCAAAACACGATATTGACAAATTTATTAGAGATTGTGAAATACAAAAATGTTGCGGAATTATGTTTGCACAAAATAAAGGAATATCCAATAAAGAAAACTTTGAAATTCAAATTAATAACGGAAATATTTTATTATACGTTCATAATGTCAACTTTGATGTTGATAAAATTAAAACAGCAATTGAAATTGTTGAACAATTTAAAATTAAATACGACGAAATCAATGTTGATAATAATTCATTCTCTATTGATTCTACTACTTTAGAAGAAATCAACAAAGAATTTAACACATATACACAACAAAAACATTCCATGTTAAAACTTGTAAAAGACTTCAGTGAGAGAATTAATACATCCATTGATGAACTTAAAATGCCCAATCTAGAACAACTCCTATCCAAACATTATGCTACTTCTTCAAAACAAGGCGATAATGTATGTAAATATTGCCTTAAAGTTATTCCAAAATCTATGCTACAACATCACAGATACTGCCAACGAAAAAAAGAAATTGACGCAGAAATGTTATTAAAACAAGCACCACAAAATATCATTGTAGATATCCCAAAAATAAAACCAAAATAAACTAATTTAGGAATTTGAAATGAACCCATATAATCATAAAATATATCAAGAGTATTTTACTAAATTAGGTAAACCAAAAAATGTACAATATGTTGTTAATGAAATGGTAATATGGTTAGAGATTTGAATAAGTATGTAATTATAGTTTAGACATATGTTCTTTAAGTAGTTTTCATAATATATATTTTTTACAACTTTTTTCAAAAAAGTCGGGGCCAAAAATGAAAATGGACATTTTTAAAAATGTCCAAAATTGGAAAATCAAAATACTTTTCCAAAAAACATGTTAAAAACACGTTGTGACCATTATGCTCACAATCCTGATTTTTGAAATATAATAACGTTACGATAATTTTTATATTTTTTCATTAAAAGTATTTAGAAATATTTTAATTATTCATAATATGGTAGAAAATGGTAGTAAAATGTCGCCAAATGTCGCCAAAAAGTTTCATTGTAAATTATGTGATTATTTAACAAGCAAAATTAATGATTACAGAAAACATAAATCAACCCTAAAACATAAAAATAATGAAAATGATAGTAAAATGGTAGAAAATGATAGTAGTTTCTCTCCAAAAGTCGCCAAACTGTATATTTGTAATTGCGGTAAATCATACAAATATGATAGCGGATATTATAGGCATAAAAAGACATGTTCAGGAAATACTCAATATATAGATGGAATAAACATAAAGGATAAAGACGCATTAGTGTTACATTTATTAAAGCAAAATGGAGAACTACAAACTAAATTAATAGAACTATCAAGTGAAAAAACAATAACAAATATGAATACAAATAGTTTTAATACAACTAACAATGCATTTAATCTAAATTTTTTCTTGAATGAAACATGTAAAGATGCAATGAATATTTCAGATTTTGTTAGTTCGATTAAACCTAGTTTAGAAGATTTAGAAAATACTGGCAGACGTGGATATATTGAAGGTATTTCGGATATTATTATAAAACATTTAAATAAATTAGAAAGGCATATGAGACCATTACACTGTAGTGATCTAAAAAGAGAAGTATTATATATAAAAGATAATAATGAGTGGACAAAAGAGACTGATGATAAACCTATACTAACAAAAGCGGTAAAAATAATAGCTAATGAGAATATCAAGCAAATAAAAAATTGGAAAGATAATAATCCGGATTGCACTGATTCGGATTCGAAGAAAAACAATTTGTATTTAAAAATTGTTAGTAATTCTATGAATGGACTAACAAAAGAAGAAGGTGATAAAAATATTAATAAAATAATAAGTAATGTTGCAAAAGAAACCTTAATTCAAAAGGATAAAAAATAATATTTGTTAGTTTATTTCTATATTTTGTAAAAAAATCACTCGTAATTACACCTTTTGTTTATAACAAATAATAAGTATTTTAAATATTTATTATTTTATTACCAGATGTGGGGCTCGAACCCACGACCTTCAGCTTAAAAGGCTGACATTCTACCTAACTGAATTAATCTGGTTTGAAATACACATTTTATTTATCGGATGAAGGTTTCGATCCTTCGACCCCAAGGTTATGAGCCTTGTGCGCTCCCCCTGCGCCAACCCGATATCGTGCAGGAACCGTGATATAAAATATTTATTATATTCAATAGCTGTGATGGTTCCTTCACATATATATAACACGGATTGTCTTTAAGTTGTTTTATATAATATATATTATGTAAAACTATATCTTATCCTTTTGAATTTAATAAATTTATTAACATAATACCAATAATTCGGGTTCCATTATTCAACATTATACCGATAATTACATCATTTTATTTACATTTGTTTATCTGTTTTTCTTTTCGGTCGGTGTAATAATCCAATTCTATATACTGTTACAATTGTCCCATCTTGTAATGTAAAATTTTTTTCATATATTACTTATATTTATTATACTTTTTGTAAAATATAATTATAAAACCCAATAAAGGTTTAAATACTATTTTTATAAATTTACAAATAATGAATTATAACGCAATTAGTTTATTCTCAGGATTAGGTGGAGATAGTTTAGGAATTACTTTAGCAGGATGTAATGTAATAGCATACAACGAATTAAAACCAACTTTTTGCAAATCACATGAAGCAAATTTTAAAGATTCTGAACTAATATGTGATGGGAAAATACACGATATTTCTAAACTAGATGATAAATGCTTTGAAAAATACAATGGAAACACAGACATTTTATTTGCAGGATTTCCATGCCAGGGATTCTCTAGTGCAGGTAAGAAAAAAGATGATGACCCAAGAAATACATTATTTTTACAATTTGTAAGAGTAGCTAAACTAACAAATCCACAAATGATTATTGGCGAAAATGTAAAAGGATTGTTAACCAAAAAAACATCAAAAGGAGAATTATTTATACATATTATTGTCAAAGAATTTGAAAAATTAGATTATACAGTCATTTATCAAGTCTTCAAAACTGAACAATACAATGTTCCACAAAAAAGAGAACGGTTAATAATATTGGGCATCAAAAATAATAATCCATACGGATGGATGCCATCTTTTCCAAAACCATTATCAAATAACCTAAATTTAAAATCTATTGTTACTTATAACATGACTGGAGCTGTTAGAGCAGACTCACAATGGTTTGAAGATATTCCAGATGAATGTATACTAACAAATATGACTGATATCACTGAATATAAAGATAACAATGATGGACATCCATATTTATTGAGTAAAGTAAACGCCAGTTTACCAGATATGTTTTATAATAATAAACAATACGACCATTTATTTTCATTTGGTAAAAGAGACAGCCCAATACATTGTGAAATTATCGATATAAGATATCCGTCCAAGACAATTATATGCTCATACGAACATCAACCACGGTTATTTGTTCCATTATTAAACCCCTCAGGATATTATTTACGAATGTTATTACCTGATGAGCTTAAACAAATTCAAGGGTTTCCATTTGACTATAAATTATGTGGTTCCAATAAAGACCAAATAATTCAAATTGGTAATGCGGTTCCACCTCCATTAATTAAAGCAATTGTGGAAAATATAACAAAAAATTGAAAACTAATTGCGACTTTGTAATGTAAGTAACACATTATTATAATATGGAAACTTTTTGGTATATATGTATTCATTTACCAATTATAATATTATATACCCTTTCTATCTACATATATCATAAAAAAATAGCAATTCTTGAACAAAAGGTTACTATATTATTTGATACTAACTGCAATCTGAAGAAGCTGATTGAAGTGAATCATTCTATACAAAATAAAAAAATAAGACGTTTGCAACAAATGGTATTCAATAGTGTGACTGATATGAATGACATTTCTGATTAAACGATTGTATAATCTATTTTTTACTTTTTCTTTTTGTTTTTTTAGGCTTTATATGGAATGGATTAGATTTTATAATTATTTCTTCATTGTTAGTTTGATGTTCGTATATTATTGGTTCTTCAATTGTACCTGGTATTGACTCTTCAATTGTACTTGGCATTGGTTCTTCAATTGTACCTGGTATTGACTCTTCAATTGTACCTGGTATTGACTCTTCAATTGTACCTGGTATTGACTCTTCAATTGTACCTGGTATTGACTCTTCAATTGTACCTGGTATTGACTCTTCAATTGTACCTGGTATTGACTCTTCAATTGTACCTGGTATTGACTCTTCAATTGTACCTGGTATTGACTCTTCAATTGTACCTGGTATTGACTCTTCAATTGTACCTGGCATTGGCTCTTCCTGTATAATCGGTTCCGTCGTTTTTGGTTCCTCATTTATCTCCGCACATTTTGTCCGCAAATTATCCCGATTCAAATCTTTTTTCCGTTTCAAAACTTGCTGTTGTAGTTTTTGCATAATTTGATTATATTGAACAATTTGCTGTGATTGAATACGCGAATAATCACCTACACGTCGCCACATACCTCTTCCAAAATTTTGCATATTACTATATAACAAGATTTAATTAAACGTTTTTCTCTTTATTTGAAAATATGCTTAAATATAACACTTATTATTATATAATGCCATTTTTTGTTTATTTATTATCAACACAAAATAGAAACTCAACATACGTTGGCGCAACCATTGAACTCGATAGACGCTTAAGACAACATAATAAGGAAATTAAAGGAGGAGCACATGCAACCACTTCCAAAGTAACACACGGAGAAACATGGTTTAGAGTGGCACATGTTGCCGGATTTCCTGACTGGAAAACCGCACTTCAGTTCGAATGGAGATGGAAACAACTAACACGAAAAATATCTATATATATAAATCCATTACATAGACGATTTATTGCATTAAAACAACTTTTGGCATTAGATAGACCTACAAGTAAAGCCAAATTATACACGGAATGGGAAGAACCACCACGAGTTATATTAGAAGATAATGAATCAATTCAGTATTACGAAACAATATAAATATATTTTACACATTTTGACATTTACACCTTTGGACATTTAAAACGCCGATTTTCACGGAATTAAAAAAATCCAAAAATGTAAAATCAATTTTGATGGTCTTACTTTTTTCTTCTCATAAGAAGTGAAAGACGAAATTTTATTTTTTTAACTATTTTTAGGTAAATATTGTTTTTTATTTAAAAAAATTGAATAAAAAATATACTATTAAGGCATATTATAACTGAAAATGGGTAAATATACTTGCGAAAAGTGTGGTAAAGAATTTAGTCAAAAATCTCACTATACATCACATATGAATAAAAAAAATCCTTGTATTGTTGAGAGCAAAATTAAAGAAATGATAGACACTGCTGTAAATGAAAAATTAGTTGAAATTAAAAAATCAAAACTAATTGAGTTTGAAATTATTGATGAAGATGATATTATTTATGATAATAATCTTGTTAAGGATATTAACCATAAAAAAATAACTATTCCTAAACCGATTTTGAAGTGGGTTGGAGGAAAAACACAAATTTTAGATAAATTGATTGTTGAGTTTCCAAGAAACATAAATAATTATCGTGAAATATTTTTAGGTGGAGGTAGTGTCTTATTAACATTATTATCATATGTTAGAAATGGTATAATAAAAATACATGGAAATATATACGCTTACGATTTAAATGAACCTTTGGTTTATATCTATAAAAATATTCAATCAAATCATACTGAATTATATAATCAAATACAGAAATTAATAACTAATTTTAATTCTTGCGGAGATGGTGAAATAAATAGAACTCCAAACAATATTGATGAAGCAAAGGTAGCAAAAGAAAATTACTACTATTGGATTAGAAGTGAATATAATAAATTAAGTTTTACTGATAAAAAAACTACAATAGGTTCTGCTATGTTTATATTCTTAAATAAAACTTGTTTTAGAGGTGTTTTTAGAGTTGGACCAAAAGGTTTTAATGTTCCTTACGGACATTACAATAATCCTGAAATTATTAATAAAGAACATTTAGACGAAATACACGAACTAATACAAAATGTAATATTTGAATGCTGTGATTTCAATATATCATTACATAATGTTGAACCAAATGATTATGTGTATCTTGACCCCCCATATGCACCTGAAATAGATACTTCTTTTGTTGGATATACTGAAAATGGTTTTAATATTGATAATCATAATAATTTATTTAAATTAATACATAAATTAACTGAAACAAATAAAAAAATGATGTTAAGTAATGCTGATGTTAGTTTAGTTCGTGATAATTTTACAAGTGAAAAATACAATATAACATCTATTTTATGTAAAAGAGCGATTAATTCTAAAAATCCAGAAGCAAAAGCAAAGGAAGTTATTATAAAGAATTATTAAAGCTAAGCTACCATTTGTTAAACCAAATATCAAATGTTTCAAAATAATTTTCATCATCGCCAAATAATACAGCAATATTATTTTCATTAAATATTGTATTTAATATTGTATATTTTTTTTCGTTTGAGATTAATTTTTTCTTCAAAAACTCACTTATGCAAAATCCATAATGAACCTCAAAATCATCGCCTAACATTAATTCATATTCTCTTTTTAATGATGGACCACTCCATAATTTAGTTTCAACAGAACCTTCTACATTTTGTTCCTTTTTTTCTAATATTTTTATTACTTTTTTACCATTATCGAATTCAATAATATATGCTTCATCAGGACATCTAAATAATTCAATATTATATTTATTTTTCATATACATTTTTAATCCATTTTGTAATACAAATACGATAGTTTTATCTTCAAAAGTTTTTGATAGATAGTAATCATATGTTTTTTTTGGTTTTTTTGTAAAACTATGTTTAGTATATCCATCATTTATCAATCTTATTTGATTATTTGTTTTTTCTTCAAATTTTTTACCAAAATAATTTGTATTAGCACCTCCAGCACCAGTTCCTTTGTTTGTGATTAAATTTATTGGTTCTTCTGTTTCAACCTTTTCTATTTCAATATCTTCTTCAATAATTTTAGATTTTGTCTTCTTGATTTTCTTTGGAGGTTCATGTAAAATATTACCCTCAATAACTTCATTATTCATTTCATGGTTAGTTCCCATTTCTCTATATTGTATTATGATAAGTATTTTATTTATAAAAAAAAGCAATTCAATTTTTATAAACAATTAAATAATATATATGCCTAAACATAAGAGCGAAGATTTCAAATTATCTGCAGTTGAATATTTTTAACCGAAGATATATCACAAGAACAAGTATGTAAAATATTTAAGTGTAGACCCATTTTAGAGGTGTAAAATTGTATTTACACATGATTATGATTATGATGCAGATAATGAATTTATTGCTTATGGTAGCAATAAATAAATAAATTAAACGGTTTATAATTTTATTATATTTAATATCGTTGTCTAGTTTTGCGTTTACTTTTTGCTTTATGTTTACGTTTATATGTTTTTCTTTTTTTATTATGTGTTCCTCCTTCGTTTCCATAATAAAAATAATTTATAGTATCTTGAACAATATCATGTTTTCTATATTCTACACCATTTTGTTTATAAACACCAAGCATTTCTGGAGAATTTATAGCACTTTCTACAGAATTCCAATGTAAATTATAAGGAGGACGTCTAGAAATATCTAAATATTTTCTTATTAATTGATCTTCAGTAATATCTGGAACAACATACAAATCCTCTTCTTCAAAACCTAATGATGGTAGAATATAATAAACATTATTTGTATCTATAAAACCGTTCATATAAATATGTCTATAAATTATTTGTTTATATATCGTATTTAAGTATCTTCTTCATATATTCTATTTCTTTTTCTTGTGTTGTTATTATTGATTCAGCCAATTTTTTTACACGTTCAGATTTTGTTTTTTGCAATATTTCATCACTTGTTAATATAGCCATTGAATGATGCTCTATCATTTCTTGTAAATAATCACCATCTTCTATATACATTTGATTACGATACAAATAAATGAATATAAATAATAAAAAAATCAATGTTAAATAATAATGTATACTAACAAGACGCATATGTATATCATACATACATACTTCCAATAATCCCATTAATATACTCATTATTATCGATATATAAAATTTTCCAATACTAAATGTGATATTTTTGTATGTGTTAGTCATTATAACACTCATTACTAACATTTGCATAATAAAACTTCCAATCATCATAAACCATAAAGAATATGTTAGTTCCATTTTATTTATTATATATTATATTTTATACTATTATATTATATTATGACTTATTCTAATATAATATTATATTCTATTATAATAATTATTTTATATTATGTAGTTAATAATATAAATAATATACATAATAATAATCATTTTTTATATATGGGATGTAAAAAAGGAATTTGTTACAATCACTTTCAAAAATGTTATTCCGCTAACGGATATATTTATTCAGATATAAAGACCGACAAAATAGAAAGAAAAACTTTAAAATGTATTCTTGACAAAGAAGATAAATATAAACTAACAAAGTTGGATACTATTTTTGTTCCATCTATAATGAATGGTACATATTGTGATATAGTTTATACAACGTATTATGATTATAATGATTTTATTATTTTGAAAAATAGATTCTTCAATTTGAATATGCCTCTTTCAAAATGTATAAGAATTCGTCATTACCATTTTCAACCAGGAATATATTTTGAATTGAAATATAGTGGAGGAACTAAGGTCAGAGCATTAATTGATAATGATTTTAATTTATTAGAAGAATATAAATTGCATGATGAATATAAAGAAGCTATTATAAATATGTTAAATAAAATAAAAGCAAAAACAATACAACCTATTTTTGAAAATACATATAAACGTTTATCGTTTATTTATAAAAATAATCCAGAAATACGTATAACTATTGATTCTAATATTGAATTCTTTTATAACAATATATATAAAACAATGGAACAAGATGTAATGGAATTAAAAATACCATATAATGTTAGTATAGATGTAGTAAATACATATATAAAAGAAATAAATATGTTAGTAGGAACACAATTAAGATTTGAGCATTTTTCAAAATTCGAATATTATTATAATTCCATAGTTTAATTTAATGTTTATTTTTTTTCGTTTTTGAACTTCTTTTTTTTCGGTGTTTTGTTAGTTTATGTGGTTTTTTAAGTGATTTTCGAATGAATCCTTCTATAGCAGAACGATTACCAAGTATTAAATGAACTATATTTTTATAAAATGACCGAAAATGATTATGTTGTTTTTGTATATCATCAAAAGAAAACCATTTTATTTGTGTTTTTTCAAAAATTTTAGTATTTTTGATTGTTTTTTTGTCTAATCTTTTTTGTAAAAATTGTTGATTATTATTATAATAATGTGGTAATAATGGGTCATATTCCATAGGGAAAATATGACATCTGTATGTTGAATAACCTTCTGTTTTATAATCAATATTATATGTTCCATATTTGTTTAACATATGACGAATATCAGAATCACTGCCTAAAAATCCAGTTAATTCTTCTCCACCCTCTCTAATAGCAGTTTGTATATAACTTTCACCTTTATCTGTTCCGCCTCCAAAATCACTCCAGCCTGGATTTTCATCTATATCCCTTTCCTTTCCAAATAAAAAATATATTTTACCATTATGTAATGTTACAGGTAGAATACTGCCCCCCATATAAAATATAATATATTATTTTCCTGTGATAAATATATAAATGCCAACATCAAATTTTAGCACATCAACCATTTATTATTCGGTAATGTTTTTATTTACATTATGTATAGTTATATGTATACTTATTTGGAATAGCAAATTACATACAAATCCTAAATTCACTACGTTAATAAGTTTGATAACAGCTTTAACAATATTTTTTACAAGTTTTTCAATAATAATACAATTATATACATTCAATATTCAACAAACAAATGAAGAAAGTAAAATTTATGATACAATGTTTACCAATTTATATCACGATTCGATTAATTATTTCGAAACCAATCCTAAAATGAATTATTATTATGATGAAATATTTCGTCCATTACATTATATATATAAGCCGGCAAATGAACGATATTATACTGAAGAACAACAAGTAACTAGATTAATATTACAAAATTTATCAGAATTAATATATTATTTCAATAATGATACTACTCTTATTGAAGCAGATAAACTGATTATTGGCACAAAAATAAACAGATTTGTTGGGTATTTAGTTCGTTCGCCAATATTTGTTGAAAATTATAAACATTTGAAAAAAACATTATTGTATCCTTCTCTCAAAAAGTATATACAAACTAATTTTCATATATAATCGCGATGTGGTTATGACCGGCCTGCCGGTCTATATGACACCGACATAAATAATATATGCTATTTTAACAGACGCACTTTCCGACGGCTCTATATCATACACAAAATCATTCGGCGTTTTTAATAATGCATGTAAATCAATGACATTATACATAGCACCTACTTTATTTGAATATAACTTAATCAACTCATTCCATTTATCAATTGATGACTTATACGATTGATATCGCGGATTAGATGGCATATATAAATTCATCACATTTATATTAACATTAGTTAATTTTGCTCTTAATGCTTTTAAAAATTCCATATATTTATTAAAAATACGCATTATGTCTGTATCATGCAACACAGTTCTACTATTCAAAATATCATTACCACCAGCTGAAATAAATAAATAGACATTACTATTATTAAGTTCCATTGGTATTTTGTCTAATTGACTATACAAATCATGAATTGTAGCACCATCTTTAGCAAAATTATTCACATTACTTAATTTAGTTTTTAATACATCATACACTGATTTACCTGTTGGAACATAATTGGAATTATTTAAAACACTATCTCCAACCAATATTACGTCATTATTGTTAGTTAGACCCTCCTTTACACTCTTAAAATAAGCACAAGTAACTATTATAATTATGGATACGAATATTATAGCTACAGTTGTAAACTTTTTATATTTCATATAATATAGTTATATAAACTATTTCACTATATTATATATGAGTAATATTGATACACAAATTGAAAACAATAAAAAAACTATAGAAGAAATCAAGCAAAAAATAACGTCGTTAAATTCCAAAATGAATATGTTAAAACAAGGTTTGGCTAGTAAAAGCAAACAGGACAAAAAATTTACATTAACACAAATAAAAACTATAAATACTCAATTACGAAATTATAGACAAAATATATTATATCTCGATAGAATTAATAGACAATTACAAAGTGGTAAGCCTATTTCTGTTAATGAATCTACTGATATAGAAAATGAATATGATGATATTGTTAAAGAATTGGAGAAAGAAAGAGAACAAGAACAAGGACAAGAACAAGAACAAGGACAAGAACAAGGACAAGGACAAGGACAAGGACAAGAACAAGAAACATATAATCCTATTGTTAAAGAAGAACCAGATATTCCAAGTCATAGTCCTAGTTTAAACCCTATTCCAAGTCCTATTCCTAATCTAAAGCCAACTCCTAAGACAACTCCTAAGCCTAGTTTAAAACCCAAAACATACGAAGACATTGAATTATCCAATTTCAGCACTAGGAAAAAAAAGGTACCAAAAATGACAGGATTCACTGAAACACTGAAACCACTACCCAAAAAAGAATCACCCAAAGTAGGCAAAAATATATGCGAAAACATATTCACAAATGGATTAAAAGTAAATAAAGCACATTTCTTTCCTAGTGAATTCCCCAAACTAACAAAAATTAAACCAATTACGTTATCTAATAAAAAAGGAGGAAAAAGAAAAACAAGAAAAAGACATTACAATTACAGAAAATAAATTAGTTGTTATTTAAAATATATATTTCATTATGAGCACACTTACTAAAAAATGTATAACCATTTGCAATAAGAATTTCTCTGCATTTATTTTCTTTTTCAGGTTGAACACCCAATGTTTCTAGTAAAATTACGTCAATTGAAATTGAAAAATCCCACGATAATAAAACCTCTAATTCGTGACCCTCCACATCTAATGATAACAAATCAATATGTTTTATATTTGTTGTTTTTATAATTTCAGTTAATGATTTTGGAGTTATATACATTTTATTTTGCTTTTGTAATTTTATCCATTTATCATTACTCTCAAAATAAGTTTCAAAATGATGAGTAGATAACGACTTTTCAACGCCAGACACTGCAGCACATTCATCCACAAAATATCTAAATTCTAATGGTTCTTTATAACAGCTCACTAAATCATTAAATAAAAAATTGTTTGGTCTATTTATTTTAAGCAAGTTAAATTTATCAGGATGTGGTTCTATTAATATACCCTTCCAATTAAGTGTATCTTCGAAAAATTTTGTATTTGAATAAAGTATTCCATCTAAAGCACCTAATTCAATATAAATACCATTTTTTTTATCTTTAAAAATATTGTTATTTAAAAATTCATCTTCCTTAAACTGTGAAAAATACATTATAATATTTTAGTATATTTTAATATATATAAAATTACCAATAACATCCATTTTCTATTTTTTTATAATCTGTTGGCTTATATTCTTCAGGAATATCTGTAATCCAATATTCTAAATTTTCTATTTCCAATTTTAAACTTTTTTGTTGCTCAGCATATCTAGAATTTAATATTCCAAAAAATGTTTGCATTTGACCACCTACAGTGCATACATTTTTATTTATATTATAAAATTGTTCAGCTAATATACAACTATATGCACCACAACTTATTAAAACTGAATCATAATCATTTTTTACTGTTTTTAATATATTGTTAAAGTGTTTTTCACTTGTTTCAAGAATATTTTTATCAGGACCTTTATTAAAAAAAGTATATGGAAAAGTATACACAGATACACTTTCAACACTTGGAAAATTATCATTTATCTTTTTACAATTTCCATTTACTATTTGAGATTTAATTAAAACAGCAAATGGACTAACAATTAATATTTTTTTAGAATTGATAAAATTATAAACCATTTGTTTATTAATATCTATAAATGGATTAGTATTCATATATTTTGAAAATTCTTCTATTAATTCATTTGAATTATCAAACGTTTTATGAAACACTAATGATAATACATCAGAATTTTTTATAAATGACAATAATCTATTCATATAGTTAGAATATACCTGTGGAATAATATTACTATGACAAGCATCCATATATTCACTTGTAATTGTTTTATCATAATATCCAGACGTTGTATATAACCATTTTATTAAATTATGTTCTAAAGCAATCATAGAATTATTACATTTATTTTGTTGTCTATAATAGTATATTAATAATAATGTTGATTCAGTAAACCCTAATCTAAGTAGTTTAGTATGCATATATATAAATAATAATTTAATTATATCATTTATAACCTATTTCTTTATATGTATCATAATATAATTGAGTTATTTTACTGACATCTTTAACATTTAACGTTAAAACTTCTTGAGCATTTATATTAAAATTAACATTTTTTGAAATGCAAGCATATAAAATACATTTTGTACTATTTAATACATCTATTGAATAATTTATGCTAGTTTGAAATTTTAAAATGCTAATTATTTTCTCACATATATGCTGTATTACATATTTTGTAGGATGGTTCATTGAATAGAATAGCAGTTTATTTTTATAATTCTCTTTAATATAGTCATATGTTGATATAATATAAATATTGTTTCCAGTATATTTTTGCACATTTTCTATATATCTTTTACGTAATTCATTTAAACTTGTTTCAGCAAGCTCTTCTAATTCTGAATTAGTCTTTAAATTTATATTATTTACAAAATTATTAATATAATAATCTATAGATTGACCATTATTATAACAATCAATCATCGTATTATAGTGATAATCAATTGGTTTTCGTAATATGTCATTATTAAACTGTTTATATGTTAAATCAAAATAATAAAAATGAAAATAACAACTATCAAAAATTATTAATTTGCAACCTGACTTCTTATTATTAATAATATAGTTTGTAGACAAATAATCGACATCTCTATATTTATCATTTATACTTTGTGTTATTATTATATCACTTTTTTTAATTATATCTGTAAAATAATCTTTATCGATATTTTCTATCCAACATTCAATAAGTGTAGATTTATAATTAGATGGTAAATTTAAAGTTTTTAAAACAGCATATAATTGGCAGTTTCCATAAAATAATATATTCATTATTATGTATATATTTATATATAATTATCATAATGTTTTTCCGTATTTTATAAATTATTATTTATTATATTTATAAATTGTCTAGTAAAATTATTTATATCTAAAAAACTCTTATCTAATGATTTCAAATAATAATACGTTTTTTCAATATTTTCATATGTTAATAAATTATTTACTTCACTTAAATCATTATAATATAGCGGATAATCTTCTCCCAAATAATCTACTACACCCTGAATTTTATTCACTAAAATAGGAGTATTTCTTGCAATACATTCTACTATTGTATTATTTGCACCAGCATCGAACAAATGTATAAACACAATATTTTCACTTAACAATTCATCATATTCATTAAACGATTCTAAATATTTCATTTCTACACTGTTGTAATCTATATCTTTATATTGAAATTCATTTATTTCTGTTGATAACATACGTTTTATTCTATTCATATCTCTAAAACCAGTGAGCCAAATTCGTTTTAAATTTGTTTTTAATTTATATATACTAGTTATTTTTCTCAATTGCTGACCTATTTGAATTATTTTTTTATTTTTATTTGATTTATATTTTTCTAATGAAAAATGAATACAATCTATATCGCTTGGGTGCAATATTGTAAACACTGGAACAATTAAACCAATGCTAGCTAATTTATTTTTAATAAAATCAGTAATATACGGCGATAATGTTAACAAAAATAAACAATTACTTAAACTATTTATGAAGTTAGGTATTTCAAATAAGTAATTCAAATTTAAATTATATAAATAATATGGTGTTATTGGTGTCAAATGTATAAATCCAAACCATTTTTTTGTAATTTGCTGTTTTTCATCCCATAAAAAATATCCATCAACATTATCAATAAACAGGGTAGTTGAATATGGATTAACATATTTTTTTAAAGAATTCTTAACAATATTCCATCCACCTCTATGTTGTTGAATATCTTTGAATGAACTAACAACATTATATGTTTTAATAACATTATTATATAATATTGATTTCCATGTATTATTAGATAACCAAAAATTATGCCCACTAAAACTATTTTCATTATAACAACTTTCTGAAGAAAAATTATACGCGCTATCCCAATCCGCAACACGTCCTAATTGAAATTCCTGTATATTCTTTGAAAAATACACATCTTCCGGAGGAGTTGTTAAATTGCAGTTTTTCATATATTCCGTTGTTGATGAATTATATGTTGTTTCCATTATATTTATTGTATCTATAACTTTTAACATTACGCTTTTACTTCGTAAACTTAATCCACCATTTCCAACATTATTTGGTGTATCGTTTTGTGTTTTTTTCCATGGAGCACCAATATAATCCCATTCTATAAAATCATTAATATTATTTTTAAATATACACGAATCTTCTTGATAAATCAATATTTTTTCACCAACTAACAAATTCCAAAATAATTTAGTAGACAAAAACATACTATAATCCGTTGGCATCAAATTATCATACTCTGTTTTTATAACTTTAATATCTCTCCCAATATGATTAACCATTTCTAACATATAATCATAATTCAAATTTCCACATATAATTGTTTGAGACCAATTAGCTCCTAACTTATGAATACAATTACGAATTAAAAATTCTAAATGAGGTAAACATCTATATTCGATTAAAACCGCTTCATAATTATTATTTTGAGCTATAATTGGTAATTGCAAATAACGTATATAATCTAAATAACGGAAACAAAAATATCGGAATTCCTCTTTTGGATTTGTTAATACTTTATCTTTACTCGTATTGATAATTTTACAGTAATCATTCATAAAAGTCAAATAATTTTCATCAGCTTCATATTGCGATGATTTAGATTGTTTTATAATAGGTGTAGATTGTTTTATAATAGGGTTATTAGATTGTTTTATAATAGGTGTAGATTGTTTTATAATAGGTGTATATTGTTTTATAATAGGATTAGATTGTGTTACAATACATTGATTCTTATATTCAATATGATTGCCAATAATCGAAATAATATTTAAATACTTTACTTTGTTGTAATTTAAATATATGCAATTTTTTGTTATTTTTGTTAGTATATTGTCACTTAACTGTATATTTGATAATAATATGTCAATGCTATTATTATAAATATAATCTATTAATTTATCTTCGTTTAAATTTGAATATTTTATTGTGTTTATCTTTTTATTTATATTGTTTTCCATAAATAATTCATAATTGTGATGTATTACTAAATTTACTCGTTCAAACATATTTGATGAAAATATTTTGTAAACTATATTAATATTTAAATTATATACTAAAATATTCATATATATATATATGTTAGTATAAAATATTATGCCGTGTATCGCACTCAATATTTAATATAACTGGGATATAATTCTTTATTTTTAGATACTAATCTTTGATTAATATAATATATATTTAGTTTATTATCATTAAATAATAATTTATAATGATTATCTATTTCGTTTAAAATATTACAATTGTAAGAATATATTTTTTCAGAACTAGAGTTGTTTATTAATAAACCATGAGCTCCAAAAAGCCAATATTTATTTGATGGCTTGTAAATATTATTATGGAGTTTTGTGCCTTGATTATCATTTAAACTTCCTAAAAATATAATATCAAATGGTTCATGATGTGATTCAAAATAATTTAGTATATTCGACACTTCTTCTGTAAAATTGCTACACAGAATGGCGTCATCTTCTAGTATAACACTATATTTATTATGTCGTTTAGTAGATAATATTTGTTTGACGGCCATATGATGTCCTATATAACAACCAAGTTGTCCGCATTTATAAAATATAAACTCAGTTGTATTAGAAAAACGTAATTTTTGGTCATATTTTCTTAAAATATGTTCTTGATTCATAATATCTAATTTTATATTTGTTGTATTTACACTATTTATTATATTAATATTTGAAATTCCATTATTTTTCATTAATGTTGATATATTAGTAATATTGTCATTTCTATCAATAAATTCATCACAATGAATAATATAACAGTCAAAATAATTATTTAAATTATACGAAAGTTTAGTAATAAAATAATCACATATATATTTTTCCCAATTTTTATTACAAAACCACATACAATGCATACCTAAACAATTGGGTGTAAATATTGTTTCACTACTAAATTTTTTAGCATCTTCATATGTAGATACTATTCCAACAGAATAAAGCTGCATTGATTGGGAAAAATAAATATCTTCTGGATATAATGATAGTTTTTTACTGTTTTTATAATCATTAACAAATTTACTGTTAGACATAAATTGTTCAGGAGGATATAACTTTATAATATGTTTCATAATAGATTTTGTTCTTAAACTAAATCCTCCATTTCCTACATTTATGGGAGTTACGCATTCAGAATTAAAAGGTGCACCAATATAATCGTATTTTAAATAATCATCGATATTATTTCGAAAAATGCAGGTATCTTCTTGATAAATTAATAATTTTTCACCATGAAATAAATTCCAAAATAATTCAGTACATAATAAATTATTATATTCATTTTGAGTTAAATTATTACAATTTATATTTATTATTGTTATATTGTTACTAATATTTTTACATATAGCTTCAATGTAACTATAATTATTGTTTCCACATACAACTGTATATGACCAATTAGACCCTAAATTTAATATAGAATTTCTGATTAATACTTCTAAATGTGGCAATATTCTAAACTCAACTAACACAGCTTCTTTAACTAAATTTATTTGTATATTTGGAATTTTAACATTTCTGAATAATTCTAAATATTTTACACAAATTTCTCTATATGTTTCTTTTGGTTCTTTATTAACTATTTTAGTTGCGTTTACATCTACTTTTATATTCGCATTTACATTTGTATTTTGTTTAACTACATTTAGATTGTTGTTACATTTAATTATTGAATTCATTTGAGCCATTTTAATTTTATTTTTATTTTTTTCTTCATTATTTGAATTTTTAAATATGTCAAATATACGCGGTATATCTTTGTAATAGTATATATTTGGATTTGGTTGTTTATTTACACAAATAATTTTAAAGGAACAAGAATGTCGACGAATCATTTCATTTATATATTTAGTAATTACATTTGTTATAACAAATGATATATTATTGTTAATTATATATGATTCTAAATTTGTATCATCTATATCAGATACATAATTAAGAGCTATATAATTTATTAATTGTGAATTTAAATAATTTATATTTGTATATATATTTATATCTATATTTTGTTCTACTAGTTTAATATAATATAATATATTGTTTATACAAATATATGACACATTATATATAAGTATATTCATATTAATTATATATATTTTATATTTTAACATATGAACATATTATGTATAGTTTATTCGTTCATAATTCAACTAAATAATATTATAAGTTTATATAAATGTTATCAGTAAATGACATGATAAATATAAAAAGATATAAACAAGCTATAAATAATAATAAAATTATAATTAAACAAGCACAACATAATATTCGTAAACAGAGAATCGCTAACTCTAATAAAATTGATATTCCAAAAAACATTGAAAATGTAAATGGAGATAATTTCGATGATAATGCTTCTATTGACGACAATGCTTCAATTGATGATAATTATACAGATTATAGTTTATTTTTATTACTTAAAAATGACCTAACAGATATTATAAATAATAAGTTTGAACATATACAAAATCAAATAAATTTAGAAATAAAAGAACAAATACAAAATTTACAAAACAACATACTAAGCGATTTAAAAAAAGAACTAATAGAACAAAATCAAATAGTTTATTCTAAAACTAAGTTAGAATTAGATTCAGATATAAAGACACTCATCAAATCTTTACAACATAATTCTAAACTTGATTTGACAAATGAGTTAAAAGAGCATATAACAACATTACAAGATAGGTCTAAAATAGAATTGGAGACTGATTTAAAAGAACAACTTAAAATTTTACTAATTAATTCTAAAATAGAATTGGAGACTGGTTTAAAAGAACAACTTAAAATTTTACTAATTAATTCTAAAATAGAATTGGAGACTGGTTTAAAAGAACAACTTAAAACTTTTCAAAATAATTCTAAAGCAGAATTAGCAATAGAATTAAAAGAACAATGTAAAATTTTACAAAATAATATTAACACACATATAAAACTTGAAATAAATGAAAAAACTAAATTATTAAAAAATATTGAACATATAGAACCATCGTCATATAATAATACAAATATAAAAGAAAAACACCATTTAAAACAATTTAATTCGATTCCTAACAAAAATATTATTATAACCAATGATATGATTGTTGGAAAAATGGCCAAAGACAGAGTGGTAGTTCCAAATATAAATAACAAAGAAACTGCTATTAACGACACACGTGTTATACAGATAGAATGAAATTTACACCCTTGAAGATTTAAAACCGCGCCCTTTATAATTAAATTATTCATTGTATAAGAAACTTTGGTTTTTATATACTGAACAAATTTGTCTAATACATTTATTGAAACATTCATCGTGAATTTGATGTCCACATTTACAACAGATATAATATTTACATAGAAAAAGCAATTAACAAAGTAAAACCAGAAAATTATAAAAATTACTTTGAATATGCTTATAATTTGAAAGAAGGATATGAGTTGAAAAGGAAATCATCAACAAAACGAAGAAAATTAAAAATTTATAAATAACATACTTAAAATTTATTTATTATTTTAAGTATATTGTAATGCGTCTTAAAAGTGAGTTGTATAAAAAAGAGCAAGAAGAAATAATTAATAAAATTGTGAAGATATTAGATTTAGAAAATAAAACAGAATATACGCTTTATGAATTAGATAAAAATGAAGCAATTGACACGACATCCAGAAAAAATGACGCAGTGCGGTAGGAAACATAGGTAATTAAAATACTTGGTCCAACAACTACTTTATGGGAATACTCTAAATTGGTTAATGAAAAGTTTGGGGTTCATTTAACTGATAGAAGTATTTACACTATTTTACATAACAATAAAATAACACGAAAAAGATTGAGAAGTAAATATTACCCAGAAAAAAGAGAAGGACAAGAAAAACAAGATTTAGCAGAGTTTTATAAAAAATTGGAAAAATATGATTACACTAAAACAATATGTTTAGACGAGACATCAATTTATTTGAATATGACACTTTCTTATGGTCGTAGTAGAAGCGGAACAAGAGTTATAAAGAAAACAAATAAATACCCATACAAACGATATAACCTATTATGTGCTATAAGTGCAAATAAAGTTATTGGTTGGAAATTATATCCAGAAAGAAAAGGAGGTGTAAAAACAAGTGATATTTTAGAGTTTTATGATGAGTTTATTAAAGATAAATACAAAAATCATTTAGTCATTATGGATAATGCGGTTATTCATAAATCCAAAATAATAAGAGAAACGATTGAAAATAGTAAAAATGAATTATTATATTCAGTCCCTTACCACCCAGAAACAAATAGTATTGAAGAGTATTTTAGTCAGTTAAAACATTACATCAAAAAAGAAAGTCCAAATACATATGAAGATATTTATAATACAATAAAGGAAATATTAGAAACTAAAATAACAAGGGAACATTTAACGAACTGCTTGAAACATAGTTATAAAATATACAAATAAATAATTATGCGTTTGTCTCATTTTTCTTTTCGGTCGGTGTAATTAAAAAATATATGTTTAAAAAGGTCCAACTGGAAGACGAACATCTACACCATTTGAATTCATAGCATGAATCGCAAGAGCTTTAGCGCCAGGTGGCATAGACCATTGAACCCCATTAGTAAATGAGTAGTCATAATTGTCGGCAAAATAATACCCAGAAGTAATTAATGTTGGAGTAGGGATGGTAACTGGTGATCTTCCAATAGTTGTGTCTAAATTTTGAAAAATAATTGTAAGACCATTAGGA